GTTCGAGGACAAAGTAAAAGTTGGTAACGCAGCTATCGCAAAATTTAATGCAGCGGATCTGACACAACTGCAATTAGCAGACGGACGGACACTGGGGGATCACCCTGATTTTATTCGTGCGTTTGTGGGTGTTGGTGATTTTATCCAGGGACAGATCGGCGAAGATAGTCTCGATGGGGAAAAGACATCAGGCGGTATGACACCCGAAGTTGTCCGCGCAAAGCTGGCAGAACTTAAAAGAGTTAACGGTCCATTTTGGAATAGATCCGATCCCGAACATGAATGGACAGTATCCGAAGCATTACGCTTACAAGAGATGCTTACACCAAGCGAATAATCGACAAGCAATCGCCCGATTAGTGCTGGTGTATACATAACCTGGATAACCGTTCGCGGTCCAGTGGGTGCAGACCTAATACTGAAACCCTTCGTCTAACATCCGTTAGGTAGCGATTTTCTTTTAACTTTAAACGTAGAGGTACGAAAATGAGTAATCAAATTACTACAGCGTTCGTGCAGCAGTTTTCAGCTAATATTACCACGTTGTCACAACAACAGGGGTCTGTCCTCCGTGGCGCAGTTCGACAAGAAAGCGTTACTGGAGAGAAGGCGTTCTTTGACCAGGTGGGAAGCACAGCTGCTGTAAAACGTGTTTCGAGGGCGGGAGATACCCCACTCGTTGAAACCCCCCATTCGAGGAGAATGGTAACTATGGACACCTATGAATGGAGCGACCTAATCGATGATAGTGATAAGGTAGCTATGCTTGCCGATCCAACCAACGTGTACGCACAATCAGCAAGTTTTGCTATTGGTCGTGCGATGGATGACGCAATCATTGAAGCTGCAACAGGCACAGCTAAGACGGGTAAGTCTGGTGGTACATCCACTACACTTCCATCTGCACAGCAAATAGCAGCGGGATCAGCGGATTTAACGATCGCAAAGTTGATCGAAACCCGTAAAAAGTTCAGTGAAGCAAGTGTCGATCCGTCTATCCCACTACATATCGTTGTGGGTCCAGCACAGATCGAAAGTTTGCTGAACACAACCCAGGTAACATCGAGCGACTTCAACACCGTGAGAGCCTTGGTATCTGGATCGTTGCAGTCCTACATGGGCATGACCTTCCATATATCTAATAGATTAGCAAAGTCTGGTAATAACAGAACATGCTTTGCTTTCGCATCCGACGGAATTACCATGGCTATTGGTAAGGATGTAATGGCGAGGATAGACGAACGTGCCGATAAATCATACTCAACGCAAGTATATTACTGCGCTACATTTGGAGCCACCCGTATGGAGGAATCTAAAGTAGTTCAGATATTATGCGATGAGTCAGCTTAATAGGAGGGTTTGAAACATGGCAACTGTATATTCAGACGTACAAACCCAACTTACTCAGAACGACCCCAGGGAGCATGTAAAGGCTAACGAAATTGGTGGTGAAGTACGAGTAGCGCGGGCAACCTATGAAGCATCTTCACTAGCATCTGGTGATGTAATCGAAATGTTTGCATTACCCGATGGCGCAAGAATACTTTCGGGTTCTCTTGCACATGATGCACTAGGTTCATCAACAACCTTGTCCGTTGGTTTTGCAGCACACAAAGATGCTGATGGAACTGACGTATCCGCATCGGCAGCAGCGTACAAAGCAGCAGCAGCATCGACATCGGCACAGATCGTTGACGTTGTAGCGACTTTGGCTTTACTTAACGGTGAAGAAGTTGATGCCAATGAAGATGGCAAGACAGTCACAGTGACAATGGGCGGTGCAGCTGGCACAGGCACTATTGCACTGACAATGATGTACGTCACAGCTTAACAAGGAGAGGGGGGCAACCCCCTCTTTTTTTTTGGAATTATTATGGCAAGTAATATAGATATTTGTAATTCAGCGTTAAACATGATTGGCGCAAGCAACATTACGTCTTTTACAGAAGATAGTAAGGCTGCACGATTATGTAATCAGCGGTATGATTTCATCCGTGATCGTGTGTTTCGATCGCATAACTGGAATTGTTTGTTGACCAGGGTACAGCTAACACCCGATGCGGTCGCACCCGCTTTTGAATTCGCTAATCAGTTTACGCTGCCCACCGATCCTTTTTGTCTGCGTCCCGTAAACCTGGATAGCACAACGATTGTCTTTAATCTGGAAGGACGAAAAATTTTGACAGACGAAAGCGCATTGAACCTGGTCTACATTGCCAGGGAACTTGATGTAAATAAATATGATGCGGGATTGATCGAAACAGTGAGTGTCGCGTTAGCTGCGGACTTTGCGTATCCGTTGACAAACTCTGTGTCCCTGGGACAAGCGATGCAAGCCAAGTACGACACCACGGTTAGCGAAGCACGGTTTATGGATGCGGTCGAAGGTGCATCACCAAACAGCACAACTGCCACGGATCGTATGACATTGGAAGCAAACGAATTTATTAATGCGAGAATATAGATGGCAAAAGCGTCACCAGCGTTTACCAATTTTACAGCGGGTCAACTCTCCGATCGTCTGGACGGACGCACCGATATTGCCAAATACGCGAACGGCTGCAAGAAGCTACAGAATTTTTTAGTACACGCACATGGTGGGGCAACACGACGACCAGGCACAGAATTTATTGCAGAAGTTAAAGCAAGCGCAAACGCAACACGCTTGATACCGTTTGAATTCAATGTCGAGCAAACATACATTTTAGAATTTGGTAATCTCTACTTTCGTATTTATCGTGATGGTGGACAAGTCGTCAGCAGTGGATCTGCGGTCGAGGTCACGACACCGTACACGTCAGCGCAGTTAGCCGATATAAAATTTACGCAAAGTGCAGATGTTATGTATGTTGTGCATCCCGATCATTCGGTACGAAAGATTTCACGCACAGGGCATACAGCCTGGACAATAACAGAAGTAGACTTTCGTCGGGGTCCTATGCTGGACCAAAACACAACAGCAACGACACTTACAGCAAGCGGTCGTACGGGCAGCATCACCGTCACCGCATCAGCAGACACCTTTGCATCAACAGATGTTGGTCGCCTGATAAAATTTTATGATGGCTTTGCCAAGATCACAGCGTTTACAAACGCAACAACGGCAACAGCGACCGTACAAGAAAACGAAGATTTACGCACAGAACTAATGCCAAGCTATACGGCAACAACGATCGCGTTTGCTGAAGGCGACCCCAGTTCGACGGGACTAGAACATAATGACAGAATTACAGACAGCAACGCAAATTTCATACTTGAAGGATTTAAGGTAGGACAAACGCTGACGATCAGCGGAGCCAGCAACAGTGGTAACAACGATAATAATTTAGTCGTCGTCCAGGTAACAGCGGACACAATCTTGTTTGCACCCAGTAATGATTTAGTGGATGAAACCGTCGGGCAGTCGGTTACAATCGCTGGGAACTTGGGTGCAACATCAGAATTTAGTCTAGGAGCATTTTCAACAACTACTGGCTTTCCATCGACCGTTGTGTTCTTTGAGCAGCGACTTGTGTTTGCTAACACTGCAACACAACCACAAACAATATTCTTTTCGGTGTCGGGTGACTTTGAGGATTTTAACGCGGGAATACTGAATTCATCGGCACTGACCTACACAATTGGGTCCAACCAGGTAAATGTTATTCGCTATCTTACAGCATCACGAGCATTGCTTATAGGTACGTCAGGTGGTGAATTTGTTGTTAGGGCATCGAGTGATGAACCTATATCACCAACAAACACACAGATCTTACGACAAGCCAGCTACGGATCGGCAAACATACAGCCAGTAGCCGTGGCAAATGTTGTGCTATTTGTGCAACGTGCCAAACGTAAGCTGCGTGAGTTGGTCTATAGTTTTGGATCGGACAGTTACTTTGCCCCTGATCTAACAATCCTATCGGAGAATATTACCGAAGGACTAATAAAAGAAATTGCGTTGCAGCAAGAACCCGACAACATCGTTTGGTGTGTCATGGAGAATGGCAAGTTTGTTGGCATGACGTACAGACGCGAAGAAGAAGTCGTTGCCTGGCACGATCACGAAATAGGCGGGACATATACAGATAGCGGAACAACCCATGCGTATGGTTTTGTCGAAAGCGTTGCAACGATACCATCACAAACGGGTACAGAAGATGAGGTCTATATCGTAGTCGCCCGAACAATAGGTGGCGCAACAAAGCGATACATAGAGAGATTAAAACCAATTGATTTTGGATCAGACATTGAAGATGCGTTTTTTGTGGATAGTGGTCTGACCTACAGCGGAAGTTCGGCAACCAGCATTTCGGGTCTAACACACCTGGAAGGACAGACCGTACGCATCGTGGCAAACGGGGCAACACATGCAGACAAAGTTGTCAGCAGCGGTGCAATCACACTCGATCGGGCAGCTACAAAAGCACACATAGGATTACCGTACACAAGTACGCTGCAAACAATGCGAATAGATGCGGGTGGGATGCAAGGCACGTCCCAGGCAAAGATAAAACGCATAAACGATGTAACCGTGCGTCTGCACAAAAGTGTCGGTGTAAAGGTCGGCAGCAGCGAGAGTGTTACAGACCTTATACCGTTTCGTTCATCAGCAAACGCTATGGACAAACCCATATCGTTGTTTAGTGGTGATAAAGAAGTCGAGTTCGATGGCGGGTATGAAACAGACGGACACATAGTTGTGATCCAGGATCAGGCATTACCATTGACTATTTTATCGATCTATCCACGGATTACCACGTTCGACGAATGATTTATGTCGTACCGTTCCATACCGATCATATCAACGATATTATGAGTGTGGACGATGGTTTTGGTACATTATTTGACCAGCAGCAGTTCATTGATTTTACACAGAATACGCATAAATATTGGACGGCATACACGGGATACGAAGACGGAAAAATTATTGGTGTAGGTGGGCTGGTAGAGATCTATCCGCACCTTGCGGAAGCCTGGATAGTGCTACCAAAAAACCAAGGTATTAGTTTAGGAACAACACGTAACATACTCAAAATATGGAATAAATTACTTTCTGACAGACCAAAGTATGAACGTATCCAGGCGACAGTACACGAAAATTTCGATGACGGTATTCGGTTCCTAGATTTTCTAGGATTTACAAACGAAGGTCTGATGCAAAAATTCGGACCCGACAAGAGTAACTTTTTTAGATATGCGTATATAAGACATGGACCCAATTAAAATAGCACTATCCGTTGCATCGACTGCTGCCAGCGCAGCGACTTCCGTTGCACAAGGCAGACAACAAGAAGCGGTGTTTGATTACAACGCAAAGATCAATCAACGTAATGCCGAAGTCGCCGACGTAGCAGCCGAACAGCTGTATCAGACCGAACGTCTAAAGATACAAAAATTTCGTAAAGAATTTGGCAAGCTACAAGCAGCAACAAAGCAAGGATTTCGCTACAATGGCTGGATTGCTGATGGGGATACACCAATGCTGGTTGCCCTGGCAAACGCTACAGAAGCGGACGAAGAAATAGCAATACGTGATTACAACGCACGAGTGGGTCAGCAAGAGCTTAAAGAAGAAGGTGTAGCACTGCGTATGGAAGCCGAACTCAACAAAATGTATGGCGACCAGGCACGAATGGCGGGTGTCATGCGGGCGGGACAATCGCTGCTTAGTGGCGCATCGAGCATGTATAATATTTATAAAGGGTATCCAGGGTAACATGAAAGTACCTACATACACAGCACAGTCCGACGTAACCAATCGTACAGGACAAACACCACTGCGTGTCCAGGCAAATGTAAATGCAGCAACGCAAGCAATATCGGCACAAGGTGAGTTTTTCCAGCAAGCGCAGCGGACCAGTCTTACGTTTCTCGAACAAGAAACAAAGCTGCAACGTGCCACAGAATTAGCAGCGTTGGAAAACAACTTTGCAGCACGATTGCAAGAACACAGTCTCACAGCGATGGATAATCAAAATCCTACGTCGATGATGACAAACTGGAACAATAGCGTAAAAAAAACGCTCAATGATTTGGGGCGGGATATTTCTGATCCAGTGGTGCGTCGTCGATTTATCGCCAGTGCATCAAACGATATTCTCACGGGTCGCTTGAATATTATGAAGCAAGCCAGGGCGAACCGTATTGACCAGTCGAAAGCCACATATCTCAAAAAAGCAGATAGACTTAAAAAACTAGCGTACAACGGAAATTCTACTGAACGTATGAAGGCAATGCGTGAGTTGTATGGTTCACCAAAGATTGATACAGGCGATGCAGCATTTGCGTCACCAGCAGTCACGGGTGTATTTCAAGAGATGGAAAACCTTGGATTAATTTCTGCTGCGGGTCGTGTTCAATTAGAAATGGATACGAGAGTTGAAATGGAAAGCGGTGAGATATACCAGGATCTAAGCGCAGCTGCGGTATCAGGTAATCCCGCCCATGCTGACGCTATTGTCGATAACCTGGCTAATCCCGATCAATACCCAAACATAGTGGGGTCAGCACGAAATACACTTATCAATAAAGCAATAGCACTGCGCGATAGTTTGACCGATGATACCATTGCAAAAAAGAAAGCAGCGATAGAATTAGCAAGCAAGCAGCGTGTAGAAACACAGAAGGCAACGAACGCCGATATGCTTCTGCGTCTAAGCCAAGAGATAGACAATGAAGGGTCTTATGAAGGCGAACGAGTAACCGTTGCTGATATTGATAAAGCGTTTAAGGCAAGAGAACTCAACGCAACAGACTACAAAGCGTTGAAAAAATTACGGCTAGAAGGCGGTCCCACGTCGTCAGACGCAAACGTGATGTTTGATATTCGGCAACAAATTTCACAAGCCACATCCAAAGATGATCTAAATAGCATCAGAGAGGACTTACCAAACTATATCGAAAACAAGATACTGACACCTGGTGATGCCGTGACAATATCGAACGAGTTACAGCAACAAGAAGCCAGGACACCCAGGGCAATTCGTATAAAAGAGGAACGCAAAAACCTTATGCGTGTTCTTGGTGTCAACATCGATGGCAGTGGGTTATATAACGCGGAAATCGGTATTGGAACAAAGATGGCAATAAACGATGCGCTGCGAACCTATGACGACATGGTGGCAAATCACGACGTAAACCCAACCGAAGCGTATACCTATTTGTCTAATAATTTTGTAAAGCAAAAAGATTTTGCCAGTGATTTTGAAGCAGCAAATTTTCTAGCACCAACAAGTTTTATTCTGGACATGGTAAAAGGATTGTCCGCTGGACCTATGGCACAAGAAGAATACAACGATATTTTCACAGCAATAGTTGAAAGTCAGCTTGCACCGCGTATGCAGCACGAAGAAAAATTAACACTTGATTTGATTAGAGAACTCAAAGCGCAGCAACCAATAAATCAAAACAATACGAATAGGTTTGGGAGTAACTAATGGAAAAGAACGAGATAGATCCATATAGAGATTACTTTGAAATGATGTCGTCAGAACGTGAAGCCAACATGAACAGACAAGGCTACAAGCGTATGAAGCACGACTACTATATTAAGAATGGATATAATCCCGAACTGCTTGACCTGGACTATGCGTATGATGCGGGTAACAAGCAGAATACGGACATACTGCCAGCGGTCAGTAAGAAAGAGGACGACAGCGTTACCGAAGATATTTTGCTTGATACCAATACCAGGGATGGCATGGCATGGGCAGCAGCAAGCAAGGCTTTGTACGATGCCTACGACATAAAAGAGAAACGAGAACGGTTGCTGAAAAAATTGCCTACAGCTGGTCAAAGCTATCGAACTAGGTTTTATGAAAAATTAAAGAACAAAAAAGAACCAGAAACACCACAAGAGTTTGGGCAATGGGGCATCGAGCATATTGGCTGGCTAAACTACAACTTGCCATCGTTCGGTGTTTCAGCAAGCAAATTGCCACACATCGTTAAGACAAAACCAAAATCAGCCTATGCGTTTTTACATCTTCTTAACACATACGAAAAATTACCAATGTTTACCTGGAACGGCACAAAGCGTTTTTTCAATGGTGTGTTAAACGATCCATCAACGTATTTTGGTCTAGGTACTTTGGGTATTAGTCTTGCGGGCAAAAAATTTGCTACATCAGCGGGTAAGGGTGGCTTGAAAAAAGCGTTGAACGCAGCAATAGATCCAGCTGCAATGACTATGTATGAGGGTGCTTTATACGCAGCTGCTGATGATTTTTTTCGACAAAAGGTAGCTATCGAAGCGGGACCAGAAGTCGAAGGCGGTCAAGAAAGCTATAGTCCCAGCAAAGGGGCATTTGCAGCGGGAACTGGATTATTGGCGACTGGTGCATTAGTTGGCGTAGCAAAGGTCGCACCCTATGCGTATGATGCTGTCAAAGGTGTTATTAACAAAGGTGCAGAAAGTGCAAAGGCACGGATTGCAGAAAGAGGATCGGGTACGACGCTGTATTCTAATCCTATTGGTCCGATCGCTGATGAAGTTATTAGTCGGTTAGGTGGCAACGATATACCAAAAAATAGAAACTTAGATGAGTTAGGATTTTTTAGTAAAGCTGAAGAAAGCCTACAAAACATGCAGCAGCAAAAAGGCACGGGCAGACAATTTCTAAAAATGCTGGAAAATAAATTCCAGGTAAAACAAAAAGAATTAGCGCAGCTTGGATTAAACAAGTTTGATAATGACGGAAAAGTCAACAAACAAGAGTTGATCGATACGATACGCACAAACTACATAAAAATCAGAGAGAATAAGTACATTAACCCAAAAGATAAACCCGACCCCGATCGCGTTGGAAACTCTATAGAATTTAATTTGCGAAATAATGAAACGTCCGACAACTGGTCACAAGAAGTGGATGAGATGATTGGATCGTATGAACGCGGTATGTATGCCGACGATGACGATTTTATTGACACAATGGTCAATAGAATAATCCCCGAAAGATTGACTTTCCCCCAGTTCAACGAACCAGGTCGTACATCTTATGCAACATATACTGCTGATAGAGAGTTATTACGCCAGGCATTGATGGATGGTGAACCAAGTTACACCGACACTGCTGGTAATCGTATTTCCATATCAGATGATGTTGTTGAGTGGATGGATGAATTTGCTGAAGCGCAATATATGGCAAACCCAAGGCAAGAGGGCGGTGACACACTAGGCATTGGCTATAGAGCAGAATACGATAATCTTTCGAATACTTATAATGTGCGTGATCCAGAAGGTTATGAGATCGTAAGTGGTGTAAGTTCATTAGACGAAGCAGCAGTTCAAGCAACAAACCACGCATACGACAATAGACACCTTCTTGAACCAGTGGTCGATGACGTTGATATTGGAAACGCAGAGCCAATCAACGACCCGTCAATCCCAAGTGGTGCTGCGATTTACTCTAGCGATCGCTGGAAAATAAAAGGCGGTGATAATTACAGAGAATTTGTGCTTTCTAATTCAAACTATAAAGGTGATCCGCAAGCACAAGAAATAAGTGCTGAAATAAAAGCAGCTTTTGACAATCAACAAAATACACAAGCCTTATTCAAACAAGCAAGCGAGGAAGTCCAAATTTACGAAAGCATACCAGACAGTGATAAAGAAGTGTACTGGAACGAAGGCGCAAGGGTAAAGCGTGTACTTGCAGCGAGTAACGAGCAAGAATTTTACGATCTATACAAGACAGTAAAACAGAACTCAAAAGACGCTTTTACTAAGCTGAAGAATTTGCAAATAGAGCTAAATGCGCCAGGTAAATTAAGACCGATGACCGACACTGCTATGGGATTTGATTATGATGGGTTGCCCGTGCGATCGCAAAATCCTTTGATGCGAGGTCCACGCACACACTACGGTAATGTCGAAAATGATATGGGACACATGAGGATAACGGATCGCATGATGGACGATCCAGAAGCACCCACGGGTCAACGTGACAAAAAAGGTATGTTTGTCGAAGAACTGCAATCAGATTGGTCCCAAAGAGGTCGGTATAATTTTCCTACTGAAGCTAATCGTGCAAGGGGTTTAGAGCGCAAAGAGGTAGAAACGCAATCAGTTGAAACCCGCGATAGAATAATGAACACTATGCAAGACGTGGGGATAAATGTGAAAAAATTTGAGGATGTAGATTTCCCCGAATATAAAAATGCTTTGCGTCTTTCTGTGACGAACGATAGTGCGTTCTATGATCGTGTTGGCGAAGAAGGCATGGAAGTCATGGAAAAAATAATAGATGACCTTACACTGCAAGATGTCGTCAACGAAATTGATTTAAAAACGGGTTTAGGTTCTGAAGGAAAAAGCACTGATTTAGATGTATTCGCAAACACCTTGTCAGATGTTGTAACTAATTTTACAAGAGATTTAAACTCATCGCCAACTTATCCCAACGTACTTGCAGATTTTGTCGATCAAAGATTTGCTGTAGCGTTTGATAACGCACTTGCAAAAAAGGTTGGCGACATGGCTGACAAGCAGCTATTGAGTGAACTAGATGATGAAGTACTAGAAAGCAATCCGTTGCTTGGACCAGGCGGTACAGCTTTTTCTGGCTTCGGCATAAGAATGTACCCAAGCGGAAGATTAAACAGCTTTGTAGATAACGTGAAAAATGATTTAATGGATTTGCCCGCAACCTTTGCGGAAAATTACGCAAAATTCAAAGACCAAAGTGGACAAAAGTTTGATAAAGCCAGGGCAAAATATGGATTAGTGCCAAGAGGTCCGTTTGTCGAAGTCACTGATGATATTGTGGAATTGCAGCTAAAATCACTTATACGTCGTGCTGTAGATGAGGGACATGATTTTATTGTCATAGGTGGTCCAGAAGAACAAATAGACCGCTGGGGCGAAGATTACAGAAAAAGTTTTGAAACACATTACAATATCGTTGTGCCAAAAGTGCTTGATAAGTTAATGAAGCAGTTTGACAAGCAAAACAAAAAGTTCCGCATGGACCCACAAAACATTGGGATAACGTACGCACCGCCACAAGTGCAGCCGTTCGGTGGAGTGCCACCAGCACCGCCAAGAAACATCAGTGGACCAACTAGCAAAGATCAGAATTTTTTAACTATACGCATTACACCCGAAATGCGTCGCACTGTAAAACAAGGCATGTCGTTGTTTGAACTTGGTACACTTGCTGCGGGTGGGGGTGCTGCGGTCTTGGGATCACAAATGACACAACAAGAAAATACGGAACCTGGGATATAATTTTGTTCCCAATGTAACTAAAATAACATAAGATATTATATAATTGCAGCCATCCGCGCTGCTTTTTTTTTGGAAAAATCATGGCATTAACGGACGCAGAAGACGCTGCGATCTCGTCACTATTGACTGGCGGGGTTGAAGCACCATTGGAAGAGCAACCAGGCACAGAAGAAAAACCCGTAGAACTAGCAATGTTTGGTCAAGGTGGTGGCAAACTAGGTAGCTTTGTGCAGCGCATGTTGTTCGGTGATGGCTTGTTTAAAAGCCGTCAAGTTCTCGAAGAATTAGAAACTGGTAAGCGTAAAAAACTAGATCTTAGAGATATGTTTATTGATCCTGACGCACCAGCGGAGGACAGCACAACTATACCAAAATTTATTCGTAATCTTCCCGATGGCGAGAAGATTGAAGTCAACATAGCAAAAGAGCTTGCAGCTGGTGAAAAAACAGAGATAAAGCCAACAGACAAAGAATTTAAGACGTTCCAGGAAGAACGACTATCTGATGCCAAACCAATTAAAGGGTTGCTAACAGACTTTCGTGTCCAGGGATCAAAGGGTGACGACAAAATACCAAACGAACAATCGGTACTCAACACAATAGAAGCTATATCGAAGTCACAAGCGGGAAAGATTACCGAAGCAAAGCGTGGTGAGATAGAAAACGCGGAACTAGAAAAGCTATCGGATCTTGTAGGTCTATCACCCAAAGCACTTAAAAAACGTATACTTGCTCGTCGAAAAGGGGAAACAATAAATGTAAAAGGGTTTGGTGTCGCAGAAACTATGCTGGCTTCGCGAACACTTTTGGAAAACGAAATACGCAAATTAGACGAACTCGCCGAACTAGCAGCAAGCGGAAACGACCAATCGCTTATATCTTTTCGCCAACAGTTCGAACTTGTGGCACAGCTACAAGCACAGATCAAAGGATCACAGACAGAGATAGCTAGAGCATTAGCACAGTTTCGCATACCTACACGCGGTGAGCAAAGTAACAGATTGAGAAACCAAGATGCGCGAGTGTTGTTAGATGAATTTGGGGGTGGCGACAATCTGAAGATTATGGCGCAGCGGTATTTAGAGCTTGATAACGACAGCGCAAAAGCACAGCTGACCAGGGGACAAAAAGGTATTGTTGGTAAAAGCATGGACGCATTTTACGAAGTGTGGATAAATGCTTTGCTCAGTTCACCAGTAACACATACAAAGAATGTTGTCGGTGCTTTTCTTACAACTTTTGCTCATGTACCTGAAACATACGTTGCAGCGGGTGTGGGTGCATTGCGTAGAAATCTAAAAGGACAAACGGGCGGTGTGCAGTTTGGTGAAGCAAACGCACAGTTATTTGGTGCAATGATGGCATTTAGTGAAGCCTGGAATATAGCAAGCCTGGCATATAAGACTGGTGAGAAGCCAATCTTAGGCAGCAAGATCGAAATGACTTCGGGTCAAAAATTCAGCAGCGCATTTAGTGCAGAAGCCTTTGGTGCTACGGGTACAATGGGTAACGCGGTCAACGTGCTAGGAAAGTTTGCAACATTGGGCGGTGTCCCAACAAGTATGCTAGAATTTGAGGACACATATTTCAAAGTCATTGCCCAGCGTATGTCGCTCTATCAACAAGCGTATCGTGAAGCAAAGGTGCGTAATTTAGGTGTCGAGGATTTTGCAGAGTATGTCGCTAACTATATTTACGATCCACCAAAAAACGCGATTATCGAAGCGGATGCCCACGCACGATATGTAACGCTGCAAAGCGAAGTTGATGAGGTTGGCAAAAACTTACAAGGTATGCGAAACATACCTTTGGCACGTTACTTCATACCATTTTTTAAAACACCCTATAATGCGTTTAAATATGCGTTTACGGAACGATCAGCGTTAGGTTTGATAAGTGCTAATATGCGCGAAACCATAGCAGCGGGTCGAAGACCAAACGCTACAGCGCAGCAAAAAGCAGCAAGTGACATGGCAGTTGCCAGGCAATCTATGGGTGCGATGACTGCTGCACTAGTTGCGTTCTACGTTGCCCAGGGTCGGATTACTGGTGGTGGTCCAGCGGATCGCGATCATAACGCATCGTTAAGACGCGAAGATTGGCGACCGTATAGCATACGCATAGGCGATACATATTATAGCTACATAGGCGCAGAACCATTTTCATCAGTGTTGTCGCTAGTCGCTGATGCCACAGAAGCTTTGGCGGTCTATGATCTTGGTAATGCGTCACGAAATGAACTGGCAGCAGCAATAAGTCTGACGGTAGCAAATCAGCTGACAGACAAAACATTTATGCAAGGATTTAGCAATCTCGTATCTGTGCTGCAAGATCCTACACGGTACACAGACAAAACGATAAACAACTTTGCACGAAGTCTTGTTCCCCGTTTTATAGCACAAACAGAAAAAATTCTGGACCCAACAGTGCGTGATGCGCGAACGATCCTTGACAATATGGTTAGTCAAATACCAGGACTATCGAGTACGCTACCGCCACGACGTAATATTTGGGGTCAAGCAAAATTCTCAGATGGTGCATTGGGTCCAGATATGATTAGTCCCGTGTATAGCAACACCGTTGGACCAAACACAAGGGCGATCGATGGTGTCACGACAGAAGGCGATGTAGAACTTGCGTATATGTTTGACAAAGAATTTGCGCTGGTTGGGTACGGTCCAAACAGATTGCCCGATGAAGTACACACAGAAGTCGCCCTGGAACCACAAGAGAGAAACTTGCTGCATCAAATGATGGGACAAGCAACGCTCGATGCCTTTGATAATTGGTCAAAAAGCACAAGCAATATGAAACGCTACAACGAGAGAAAAAAGCTGTATCTCGAAACGGGGAACAGTATGGCATTTGAAAAAATCAGAAGGGAATTTGATTTGGTAGTTGCTCGTGCCAGGGACAGCGTTTTAGACATTAGTGGATTTCGGTATGGCGGTGAATTTTTTAGAACCGAAGAAGGTAAGCAATTTAGAATTAGATTGGACGAATTTATGAAAGAGCAATCCGAAGAAATGAAAAGCGTGAGATAGGGACACACCATGACAGTATCAAGCAGCACAACCAAAGTCAGCTTATCGGCAAACGGAACACAACATAGTTTTGCGTACACGTTTCAAATATTCGCAGCAGCCGACCTGGAAGTCATTGTACGAACCAGCGCGGGTGTAGAAACAGTACAAACAAATAATACAAACTACATCGTGACTGGTGCGGGTAACGCAAACGGTGGTAACGTCTTGTTTAAGTTTAACACTGGAACATCATCTGATGCACACTACGACGCATCGACAGATCACAGACCCGCCAGTGGGACCACGGTTATCATACGTCGTAATCTCACACTGACACAAGGGACAGACTATGTAGAAAACGATCCGTTCCCCGCAGCTGCACACGAAGATGCGCTTGATCGTCTAACGATGGTAACGCAGCAGATCCAGGAAGAAGTAGATCGCTCAATAAAAGCGTCTACGGGTAACACGTTTTCGGGGGCAACATTTACATTGTCGGCATCAGATCGCGCAAACAAAGTATTTAGTTTTGACAGTTCGGGTAATCTAACGGTGACGCAAGAACTGGGTACGTTCCAGGGCAACTTTGCCAGTGGTACAGCCTATGCGGTGCGTGACCTGGTAAAAGATACCAGCACGAACAACATCTTTATTGTGAACGAAGCACATACCAGTTCGGGATCACAACCACTCACGACCAATGCAAATAGTGCAAAGTATACGCTAATCGTCGACGCAGCCACCGCAACAACAAGTGCGACCGCAGCAGCTACCAGCGCAACGGCAGCTGCATCGTCAGCCACGGCAGCTGCGTCCAGTGCGTCAACGGCAAGTGGTCACAAAGACACGGCAACGACTAAAGCATCCGAAGCAGCATCATCGGCAACCGCAGCAGCAGCAAGTGCCACAGCAGCAGCAACTAGCGCGGATAACTTTGATGATACGTATTATGGCGCAAAGTCCAGTGAGCCATCAACCGATAACGATGGTGACGCAATTTCTACTGGTGATTTGTTTTTCGATACGACTGCCAATGCACTGAAAGTCTATACTGGATCAGCCTGGCAGATTACAACGCAAGCGTCACTTACGTCTGTAGCTGGTGATACGTCACCGCAGCTTGGCGGTGATCTCGATGTTGTGACGCATGGTCTTGTATCAACGAGCAATCGTAATATTGCACTTACACCAAACGGCACTGGAGTTGTGCAGATCGACGGAACAACTGGTGTAGATATTTCGCAAGGTGCTATCTCTATAAAGAATGGTGGAGCGCAATCATATGTACGCTTTTACTGTGAAAGTTCTAACGCTCATTATGCACAGCTAACCGCACCAGCACATTCGGATTTTTCGGGCAACATATCAATAGTTCTTCCGACAACAGCTGGTACATTAGCTCTTACATCACAACTATTAACGGCTGGCATATCTAGTGGCAACGCATTGGTCGCAACAAGTGGGATTGCTGATAATGATTACTTAAAAGTTGATGGCACAAGCGTTGAGGGTAGGAGTGCATCAGAAGTAGCGACGGATATTGGCGCAGCTACACAAGGGTTCGCAATAGCAATGGCGATTTGTTTATAAATAAGGAGAAAAATAATGGCTCAAGATTTTCGGAACTCGTTGCAAGATGATTTGCCTACATCGCACAGTGATAGTAATAGTCTCTTGTGGACGGCTGGTGACTTTGACGCTGTAGTTGGCTGTCGATTTGCAAACATCACAACATCACCAGTTACAATAGATGTATATATTCGGAATAGTTCCGTTGATTACTATTTGCTAAAGAATGGTCCTTTACCCGCTGGATCATCATTTGAACTTATTGCAGAGGGCAGCAAGATTGTTTTGAAAAATGGTGATGTTCTGTACGCGATAGCGAGTGCAGCAACCTCAGTCGATGTTGTTACATCGGTTGTTGATACAATAAGTGCATAGGTGAAAATATGACAGCATATATAGGACAAAGTGGAGAGCAAACTAATTATGAAGCTATTGTTAAGCAACACGAAAACACGGTACAAAGTTCGTTAGAAATTGAATCAAGCAACAATGCTGTTAGTGCTGGTCCAATCACGATTGGAACAAGTGCTACTGTCACAGTTAACGGAACGTGGGTGATAGTATGAGCAAATTACAAGTCGAAACAATATCGCATACGAATAATACTACTGCTATGAGTGTGGATAGTAGTGGTCGAGTTCAATTTCCTAATAAACCTGCGTATCATGTCTATCGTAAAACTGGAGGGGGAGCAGCAGGTGTAAATGGAGTTTTTGCGTGGAATACTGCGAGAGTTAATGTTGGTACTATGTGCAATTTGAGTACAGGAATAGCTACGATACCAGTATCAGGATTATATCATTTATATTTTGTTGGTCTTTCAACAAATAGCGCAGGAGGAGGGATGGCTGCTGATATGGTTCTAAGAATAGAAATAAGCACCAATAATGGCTCTAGTTTTACAGTTCAAAATACAGGTTTTGCACAATATGTAAGTGGAGCGCAAACATATATTAATGTTACAGCTTGTTTGACCCTCGATCTTTCAGCAAACACACAAGTAAGAAATAATATATCAGCAGGATATAGTTATACAGATAACGCAGATGAGCCTTACTCTTACGCAGGTGGATTTTTAATAGGATAAAGATATGAGCAGTGAATTAGAAGCACTTAGATTACATAGAAATGGATTACTTAAAGAAAGTGATTGGACAGTTATGCCAGATAGCCCATTATCCGACAGCAAGAAAGATGAGTGGAAAATATACAGACAAGCATTGAGAGATATTACTAAAACTGCAAAACCAAAGTCTAGTTATCTACCTGCTATATTAGATACTTCCTCTGTAACCTTTCCTACTAAACCGTCATAGGATAAACAATGGCAACTCTCAAAACAAACACACTCACAGGCACAACAACAGCAGGGTCTATTGCCGTCACAGGAGAGGGTAACTCTACAACTACCAACTTACAGCAGGGTTTGTGTAAGTGTTGGGCAGATTTTAACGGTTCAGGAACAGCCGCCTTAACAGATAGTTTCAATTCAGGTAGCTTTACAGACAACGGAACAGGTGACTACACTGTTGCTTATACGAGTAATATGGCATCTGGTAATTATGTGTTCACAGGATGTAACGTATATGAGGGTGGCACAGCAGGTAATATTTTTACACTCACTCCTAAATATGGAAGTGCTGACAATAGAGGAGCCTCTAGTGTAAGAATGGCATCTGCCTATGATACACAAAGTAATATTGCTTTATACGATTATGAACAGCAGCAATTTCAAGTTGTAGGAGACTTGGCATGAGTACACTAAGAACAAATGCCCTAGAGGGAGTAGACGCAAAGAACAGCATCACTATTGTTGCAGGTGCAGGGAATATTACCACTACGAATGTGCAAGAGGGATTAGTGAAAGTTTGGTGTCAGTATGATGCTCCTGATGCAGCAATAAATGATAG